CGGGCCGCGCTGGGCAGCCAGCTGGGCGAGGGGCCGGCCTGCCTGGTGGTGACGCCGTTCCAGAGCGGCATCGGCCAGGGGCGCGGCAACCAGCGTTTCCTGTCGGCGCCGAACCTGCTGCAGCAGCTCGCCGGCAAGCTGGTGGACCCGTCCGACCAGGGCACGCCCAGCGGGCCGCAGTACGCCCTTTCCCTGCTGTTCCTTTCCACCCGCTTCGACCAGCTGGCCGACACCCTGGCGCGCTTCAACGCGTTGCTGCCGGTACCGGACCTGGTGCGCACTGAGCGCCGTGCCCGGCACCTGTCGCGCCTCGAGGCGGAAAAGTGGGAGATGCCCAGCGCCGGCCCGCTGCCCCGTTGGGGTTCGCTGCCCCTGGAGCGCTGCACGGTGACCAAGGCCGCCAAGCAGTCGATCGCCGGCCAGCTGGCGGTGCTGGAGAGCTATGCCGCCGACAGCTCGCCGATGGCGGACCTCGCCGCGCTTGCCAGCCGCAAGGCCAACCAACAGCAGGGCCGCGACCAGCAGCTGGCGGACCTGAAGGCACTGCTGGCCAACAGCAGCGCCGACACCAGCATGCGCGCCCGGCTGATCGGCCCTGGTGATACCAGCGAGCTGCGACGGCAGCTGCTCGAGGGCGATGCGCCTGGGCATGAATGGGTATTGAGCGCGGGCCTGCTACTGGTGGGCTCGCTGGATGGGCTGAGCTTTGTACGGGAGCTGGTGGGCCTATGACGCTGCTGCTCGACGGTGAAAAGGTGCAGGGCAAGGGCCTGAAGATCACGGCCAACCTGCGCATCGAAAGCGACGACATGTCCGGGCAGACGAGCAACAGCACGTCAGCCCACAAGGGCTTCAAGCCGAAGACGCTGACCGTCTCGCTGCTGATCCGCTTTGCCGATCGGGAGCAGCTGCGCGACCTGATGCGCCTGGCCGAGGCCACGGAAGGCGGCGGCCAGCTGAAGACATACCGCATCGTCAATGACACCGCCACGGCCTTCGGCGTGCGCCAGGTGCAGTTCTCCGATGGCGTCAGCGCGCGTGAGGACGATTCGCTGGCCGCTTGGCGGGTGCAGTTCACCCTGGCAGAAAAGCTCTCCAACCCCGAGCGGGTGGAGAAACGCCGCCAGCCCAACGCAGTCACCAGCCAGTCCGCGCCCGGGCAGGCGGTCAGCTCGACCGGCACCGCCGCCGGCGATGGAGCAGCCGCACCAGGACAGGAACTCACCGGCTTCGAGGCGACGCTGAAGAAGCTGGACAACTACCTGGGCGGTTCGTCATGAGCATGAAGCTGCACAAGGTGCTGACCATCGCCGGTACCGCCTACCCGCTGGTTAAGGACGAGGTGCGACTGGAGCTGAAAAGCCCGGGCCGCGCCTCGTTCACCATCCAGGCCGACGCCCCGGTGAAGGGGCTGGTGACGCTCGACATCGGCTACAACGAGGCGACGCTGCAGCGCCACTTCATCGGCTACGTGGAGCGCTGCACCGCGGCCAACAGTGTGCAGCAGGTGCTGATGTGCCGAGAGCTGGCGGCGATACTGGCGAACCCGATGCCGATGAACCTTCGCCATGTCGACATGACGATGGTGCTCGCTGCCATCAGCGAGAAAACCGGGCTGCGCTTCCGCGTGCCCGAGCGGCCCTATGCAAAGGTGAAGGCGCCGTTCTTCTACAGCCTGGCCGCCGGGTACCAGGCGATGGACAGCCTGGCCCGCGTGTTCAACATCCCCGACTTCATCTGGCAGCAGCAGGGCGACGGCGAGCTGTTCGTGGGCAGCTGGACGGACAGCTTCTTCGGTGCTCGAGCACCGCTGCAGTTGCCGGTCGAGCTGTTCGACGGATACCAGGGCAACCAGAGCGCCATGATCGCGGCCCTGCCCGGCCTGCGGCCTGGTGCATCGATCAACCAGGGCGAGCGCATCACCAGCGTGACGCTCGCCGACAACAAGATGGCCATCCGATGGACGACGCAATCCGCCGCAGCGTAGAGCGGCAATTCCCCGAGCTGACCGGCGGCTACCACCTGCCCCGCTTCGGCCGCGTGGTGGCGGTACCGGATGCGCCGGCGGCGCCCGGCCTGTGCGACGACTTCCGCCCGCGCTTCGCCGTGGATGTGGAGGTGCTGCTGCCCGATGGCGAGCCCGACCCGGATCTGCCGATTCTTTCCAGCGTGCCGCTGCCGGCGCCGAATGGCGGGCAGGAGGCGGGCTTCTTCGGCTTCGCAGAGGAAGGCACGGTGGTGGTGGTGTGCTTCGCCTATGGCCTGCCCCACAAGCCATTCATCCAGACCGTACTGCCGCACGGGCTGAGCCTGCCGCGCGTACCGAAGGGCGACCAGGTGTGGCAACACAGCGAGGCCTGCCAGCAGCGCGTGGACGCCGACGGCAACTGGCTGCGCCAGACGGATGGCAAGATCGAGGACAAGGCGGTGGAGCGCCAGGTGGACGCCCTGGACAACACCGAGCGCTACCAGAACCACACGGTGGAGGTGGACGACCACTCCACCGAATCGGTGGGCGGCATCAAGAAAGTCGAGGCGCTGGGCGCGCTCAAGCTGCTATCCGGCGGATCCGCGAGCCTCGCCGCGGTGGACGACCTGCACCAGGCCACCGGGCGCGACCTCAACCTGGTGGTCGGCCAGAAGCTCAACGCCACGATCGGCGGCGATATGCAGGAGCGCATCCAGGGCATCCGCCGCAGCATCGCGCCGAAGACGTGGCTGGGCTCTGCCAACGTGAACCTGCTCCAGGTGGTGTGCGATCTGCTCGACCTGGTGGAAGCGATGAACACGCAGCTGGCCGGGCATACCCATCAGCCTGGGCCGACGCCGAGCCCGGGCGATGCGAGTGGGTTTACGGCGAAGGCAGGGACGGCGGCGAATCTTGCGGGCGCTCTGAAGTCCATCACTCTGTAAACATTCTGGGCATATTTACCGATATATAGTTATATTGCTAACCAAACCGATCCGGTATAGTCGCGCCCCGACTCATCATGGAGGTGGCTTATGCCCTCGCACATCGAGCCCGTTCGGGCACTAGACGTTGCGGCCTACATCCTGGAACGGATGGGGGAAATGACCGCCATGAAGCTGCAGAAGCTCGTTTACTACAGTCATGCCTGGTCCCTGGTCTGGGACGAAGCCCCGTTGATTCGGGAGGATATCCAGGCGTGGGCAAACGGCCCTGTGGTACCCGAACTCTACAACGCGCACCGCGGCCTGTACTCCGTTGCGCCAGGTCAGATCGGCGGCAACTCCCGCGCGCTCTGTCCTGACCAAATGGAAACGGTGGAAGCAGTCCTATCGCACTACGGTGACAAGCACTCTCAGTGGCTGAGTGACCTTACCCATGCAGAGGATCCTTGGAAGTGTGCACGCGAAGAAGCCGGTCTTCCGGATGGCGCACGCGGAAAGGTCCTGATTAGCAACGCCGCAATGGCTGAGTACTACAGTTCGCTGTGAGATCAAATGGCAAAAGGAAAGGCCAAGCAGCCGAAGCACGCAGCGTCACCGAACTACGATAGGCCTGCTAAACAACCCCACTCTCGAGACGTACAGACGAATGGCCTGTCTTGGCGTTTCAGTAGGATTGACCGTGGGGGGCCGTTCGCCTGGACTTCCCTCACAGATCCCGCCGACTACAAGGATGTGATGGAGCGTTTGCACTGTTTCGAAACGATGTGCGAACGAGAGATCGGCGCCAGTGGCTCCCATGAAATCACGCTGGACCGGCTATCAAAGCCAGCCAGGGACCGGCTTCAAGCTATTGAGCAGGATGACATCGACAGCCTCATGTCATTCAGAATCACGGGAAAGCGGCGCGTGTTCTGTATCCGGGAGCGGGACGTGATGCGGGTTCTCTGGTGGGATCCAGAGCACCAGGTCTGCCCATCAACCCTGAAGCACACCTAATTCAAAGCCCGCCACTTGGCGGGCTTTTCTTGCCTACCTCGCTTGCCGATCAAAACGGGAAACCCCGGCGAAAAACCATTTCCCAGCACCGCTAGCATCACCTCTGAAACCACCACAGCTATCAGAGGTAGCCATGTCACAGCAGCAGAACGAGCCGAAACCAAAACCCGCCGAGCCAGAGTATGAACTGGTTGTCCAGCCGATTCGCGTGGCCTTGCCGGGTGGCGGTAGCTACTGGCAGCGACGGGAGTACTGGGTTCAACGAAGGCGATAACCGAAGGCGCACCCAGGCAGGAGCGAAACCGCAACGGCCTGTTACCACCGCACCCGAAAAAACCTCCCGCCCCGGAAACCCGAGGCCAAAACGCACTTATCCCCCTCCCGCCGACGGGCTTTGCGTGTGTTTTTAATGCAAACGGGGTGGGTGGTGAAAGGACAGGCGCAGCCCAGCTGCCACGCGGGCCTCGGTGGGTTGGCGTCGATTGCACGCTGTGAAAGGAATTGCAGGGGTGTGCAAATCGGTACAGTTGGGAGTGTCCACATAGCGTCCACATGGGGGCGGGACTATGTCATTCGATGACGGGCAATATTCCCTAAAAGCTTGATTCTGTGACGCTTTCTCAGACCAGCCAGCACTCTTGCTTGGGCTCATAATCCTTTGGTCCACGGTTCGAGTCCGTGTGGGCCCACCATATGAAACAACGACTTAGGTCAGCAATTGCGCTGGCCTTTTGTCGTTTATGGGCCGAATAAAAAATTTGCGTACCACTTTGCGTACCGTTTCATTTTTGCTGCATCAGGGCGCCTTGGCCCTTGCCGCTCGCAGATTGACACTCAGGCAGCACTCCAATAGGTTTGTGCTCCCCTTTAAAGGGGACGGGATTGGCGTTCCGGTCTGAGACAGGGCTAAGCGAGGCTTAGCTCTGAGCATGGCTGTGTCTTTATGGGCGGGCCGTGCGGGGCATCTTCGGATGCGCCGGCCCTCAGACCGGTACGCCAACCCGTGCGGTCTGCTCACCCAATTGGCGTTGGGTGGCAGAACTATTCCGTTCTGAGGATCACACCATGAATGAAACCATCTCTTCGCAAAGCGAAGCCAGCCGAGCCGTTTCCAATAGCTGCGATGCCAATAGCGGCACAGGAAAATGCTTCACCCCACTCCGTCACGATGAACCTCACAGCTTGATCGGCTATCTCAGCAGCGCGTCAGCGCCCGATCTTTACGATGCAGCAACGCTTCGTCACACCGCTGCCCTCGGGGTTCTTTGTGTACTCAGCAGCGCGCCAGACCTGAATGGGCTAAGCACATCAAACCTGCAGAGTTGCATCCAGGCAATTCGCATACTCAGCGAAGATGCGGCAGCCCTTTATGCCGGCGCCTGGCAAGCACTGCAGAACGAGCGGCACTAATTTTGTGCGACAGGAGCAGGCATCAATCGCCTGCTCCTTTTGGTGTTGCCAGCTCAGCTTCAAATCGCTTAACAAAATCAACAAGCCCAATGTTCAGCGCAAGGCAAATGTCGCGCAGCTGAACGAGGTCCAAGCGACGTAGACCGCGCTCAATATCGCTAGCAAAAGACTGTGGGCGCTCCAGTGCCTGGGCAAACTGGGATTGGGTCAGGCCCGCCTCTACGCGGCACTGCTTTAGCAACCTAAGCAGAATTAGGTTCTCATCTCGATACACCGACTTTTCCACGTAACGCACCTTGCTCCTTGACAAGCTTCAAAGGTATATCTAATCTTCGGATATCCGATTTACAGATATTCAGGTATTCGATTTACAGGAGCCCATCATGAAAAGCCCAAATCAACCTTCACCGCCCAGCAGTAATCTGCAGTTCCAGTTGGACCTAAAGACACAAGAAGTACTCATGGAGCTGAACGCCCTACTGCAGTGGTTTGGTTTGCCTCTTGTTCTGAGCCAGGCAGCCATCGCCATGTGGGAGGACAACATCCTGACCAAAGAAGATCCTGACACAGAGCAACCGCTTCACTACCTCTCCGTTGCACTGCTTCCCAATTTCATTGATCAAATCCTTGATCAGTTGAGCGCTGAAAGTAGGGTTCAAGCAATCCTCTTTAGGGACAGAAGTCACGCCCTGTCGGCAGTAATCCCCATAGCGGCCATGCTGAAGCTATCCAAGAAGCCTGAAGATGGCGGAGTTGACCCAGACTACGTGCTTCATAACGTCGCTCCCCTAAAGCCTTCGCAGGGAATTGCTTCTGCCAACACCACTCAGGGGGCACTGTAGTTAGATGCGTACGTCCAAAATCAAAGTCCAGGCGATGACTATTCCTGTTCTGACCAGCAGTAACGGGGAGCGCTACTGGCCTATGCGCCCATTGTGCGAAGCCATCGAGCTGAACTGGCACAGCCAGGCTGCAAAGTTACATCCGCCTAGGTATACCCCCCGCGAGCACGATGTGTGCTTGCCAGGGCAGCCCCCCATGAAGCAGGTACTCTGTTTGACGCAGGCAGAATTCGAGTTCTGGCTCAAAGGGCTGAGTTCGCGCAAAGTGAATCGCACTGCCCGACTGCGCGTGGACCAGTTGCGCGCACACTTCTTCGGCGATGCTTCAGCCGAGAAGAAGCACCCAGAGGGACTGGCAGCTGCTGCGCCTAAGGTCCTGAGCCGCATTCTGAACTGGCGCCTGCAGCAGACTGAGCCTTCTGACCGTCCGGAATTGTCTAAGCAGATCACTAGCCAGTTTCGCGAAAAGAACGGTTTTGAAATTGCGGAGGCTCAAGAGCACCAGCTGCGCGGCGCAGTCGCTTCACTCAGCACGATCATCTATCAGCATGATCGCGCGAAGACACCAAGTCATACGCCTGTATCGCAGCGTGTCGATACGATTATCAAATCAATCATCGATGCCCGGCCTCAACGCATCCACTTGCTCGAATCGGACTTCGCAGCTTTGCTGTGCGGCATCGAACTTGAGGAGCAGTACCACCGTAGCGCTCAGCACGAAACGCCCAGCCCGTGACGACACTTAGGGAAGTGATGGACGTTCTGTACTCGACAGGTGAGCCCATGAGCGGTAGCAGCATGAGCGACGATGAAGCCCTAGCCTATGCCAGGCAGTCTTTTCCTTACGGGAATTACTGCCTGGTACGAAACTGGCGCTGGATTGAACTGCAAGTGACCGAAAGCCAGCGTCTACAGCTGGCGACAACCCAAAGGCGGCCCGCTTTGATCTATGCGCATACGGTCATCTATGACAGCGAACGTCGCTGGGACGTTGGTGACTTCGTACGAACCTCACTCTTGCACCACTATGAGGGCTTCCACTTCAAAACGCTCAACAGCGTCTATCTGCTGCTAGGCCCAGGCATCCGCATCGAGGCCGACTCAGATGCTGTTGCAAGCATTTTCTAATCGAGCCAACACATTTGGCAGTGATGTGATCACAGGTCTGCGACAGAGCCTGAGTATCGCAGGAAAGCACTGCGACACTCACTGAGTGTCGCAGAACCACCTATACGACACACTCGGAGTATCGCACACGCATGCTGCGACACCCCGGCCATGTCGCAGCGATACATCCTGTATGTCGCAACATAGCCCTGCGACACGAGCATCGTGCCGCTAGCGGCAGTTTGAGTGCCCAATACGGCGCTGAATCAAGCCTGAATCGTCACCGAGCAGGCCATTTGCGGCACTAAACGTGCCCGTACTGGCACTGCTTTTTTCGGTTATAAAATCGTTTAAGTCATTGAAAAATAACAATTCAATGACTTATTTCATAACCAAATCGTCACCTTGTGGCTAGCATTTTGAATGCACCGTTTTCGGCGCGTCAGCGATACGCTGGCGAATCGTTTCACCAGGCTCGCCCTTCAGCGCCCCAGGCGCTGGCTGCTTTTTGATTTTGATGACAAAAGGCTTGCGCGCGCTTTTGCTCACAGCGCACGCTGAATAAAGATGAAGCGTGTCGCGTGAGTGAGAGCGCGCACCTCTTACTCGCGGCGCGAGTAAGAGGGCGTTGGGGCGGTTCAGACGGAACGAGAAAACACGTAGCGAAGGCGGAGGGGTTTCAGAGGAGTCTGAGCCGCACCAACGCCATTCGCGAAGCGGCTTAGCTTTGTCATCAAAACAACAAAAAGAGATGACGACGATGCAGCCAGATACCTTGAAGAAATACCAAACCAGAGCCCGAAACTTTTACCTCAAGCACTGCGGGTCAGATGACCCAGATTCGGCGCAGATCTGCGCGGCTTTGCTTGCCTGCGCCAGCGAGTACCGCCCAAATGCTTTCAGCGTGCTGAAGAGCGCTCTGCTGAACGACCAACTCGCCCGGGGGAACCCCGATGCCGCGATAGCCATCCGAAAGCTGGTCAATCCGGTCACCGCACCCGATAGCCAGATCGCGAAAAAGCCCAAGCTCAAACAGATCCGGAAAGTCCCCTTCGAGGACTTCAAGACGCTTTACAAGCACCTGCACGCTGGCAGTCATCTCGACGAGGCCGCCTCACTAGTATTAGCGTACTGGCTAGGCGTACGCCCATGTGAAATGCGCACGATAATCGTCACAGGCAACTTGGTGCATATCTGCGGTGGCAAAAAATCCGCAGAGCTGCACCGTGGTGCTGACCGAACACTGGTGATCGAGAAACCCCGCATTTTGAAATTGATTGAGTGGGCTGCTCACAGGATGTCGAAGTGCCAACGCACCAATACTGCTATCAGAGACCGCTTTCGCAGGGAGTGTCGGAGCCTCTGGTCTAGGCGCAAAAAGCATCCAACGCT